GGCTTGATATTAATCTACTTAACTCTTCTTTCGGAGGTAAGTTAGGACAGCCTTTACCTGCTCCATATCTTGATAATGCTATGAGCGTAGGGATCATGAGCGGAGGATCTTTAAAAGCTCCTTCTATGAACTATTACGATCAGTTAGAGGTAGAAGTTAAGACTATGCCTAATACTAACGTAAACGTTATTAATACTCCTCAGGTTGATCTATACTCGTTTGGTGGAGGTAATACCGTATCGGCTTCTCAGCCTTTACCTACTGGTAACTATAACCCTGGTACAGGTAGTCCAACTTCTTACGGATCTGGAGCAGTAGACGCTAATACTCAAAGAGTAGCAGCTAATATGCTAATTAACGGAGTACAAGTATCTACGCAGGCAGGAGCTACAGACGCAGGTACGCAGAGAGTAGTAGCTAACATTAATACAATAGCAGATATCAACTTCTCTACTTCTGGCCAGTCTACTGCTGGTAATAATATGATTACTGGAACTACTTCTGGTACAGACGTATCTGGTTACAGGTCTTTTACTTGCGCCATTACTTCTACTGCTACAGGTGGGACGTATATCTTCGAGCAGTCTAATGATAATACTAACTGGGTAGCCCTACCAGTCACAAATGCTGCACTAATTTCTGGTACTGCTGTTAACGGTGCTATTACAGCTACCGCTACTACTACAGTATTTTCTGGGCCTATCTTAACCAGGTATATCAGATGTAGAATAGCTACTGCCTTAACTGGAGGTACTGCATCTGTTAATACTAAGATAGCTCCTTTCCCTTTCGTGCCGACTTCGATGATCGTATCGCAAGCTACTTCATCCAACTTAATTACGCAGATCTCTGGCACTGTAATTACTTCAGTAACTGGGGCTACCTTAAGTACGGCCACTACTACAGATATCGCTTCTGCTGCTATTACTACTACAGTGACTTCTGCTAACATAGCATTAACTAACGCTCAGACGATATCTTTACAGGCTATAGTATCTGCTACAAGTGGAACTAACCAGACGCTAGATATAACTATTCAAGAAACTTACGATAATACTAACTATTACGACGTATATCACTTCCCTAGGATAACTACTGTAGGGCAGTATCAGACTCCCCTACTTCGTATGAGTGGAATCGGTTATAGAGTAGTAAGAACCGTATCAGGCACTACTCCGTCATTTACGATGAGCTTAATCCGAGTCTCTAGACAGGCCTCTTCTTCATACTCTAAGTCTTTTATAAATAGGACTATTGATCCTAATACTCTTAACTCCACTTCATCTTCTTACTATACAGAGGGATGCGATAAGTTACAGCTATGCGCTTCTCTATCTGCTGGAGGCACTGGGACTGCTGCTTTTAAGTTGCAAGGGAGTGAGGATCAAGTCTCATGGTATGACTTAGGAGGATCTACTTCTGCTATAGGACCTTCTTCTGTTACAGCAGTATCATATATCGGTATGCTACCTAAGTACGTAAGAGCCATTACTTCTTCAGTAGGTACAGGGCTAGTACTTAACCAGGTCTGCATAAAAGGCAACGGAGAGTAATAATGATTACAGTATGGAAACTAGAAGAAGAGTCATGGGTATTAATACAAGAATTTTTTGGAACTATGGAAAATCTATCTATCTTGCTTAATACTTTAAGAGAAGATGGATCTGAGTACAGAGCAGAGATTAGAGTAGAGTCTACTTCATCTATTTTAGAGGTATAGCATGGCAGGTTATTACGATAATTTTAGAGACTATTTAGCTCAGCTAGATACAGGGGCTTACGATGCTTTTAATGCTGCATCTGGAAAGCTATCTAGTGAAGGGGCTTCGGAGTGGTCATATCTTAACCTTCGGTGGAATGGATCTTATATAGTAAGAAAGTCAGACGGATCGGACGTACTGTCTCTAACTTCTAAAGAAAGGTTAGAGCTTTATCCGTACCTGGATGAGTTTTTCAGCAGAGTATTAAAACATCATTTTTACGGTATTACTTACTAGAGGTTTAATATGCCAGCTCCAGTACCTAACGGACGATATTACGACTTAATTAATAATTTTCAAGCTAATCTAACTCAGGAAGCTACAGACTTTCTAGAGGCTCATCAGTTGCTAGAGCAGGTTACTATTCCTAGCACTATACCAGATACCTACTGGCAAGCTCCTAACGGGGTTATCTATCACTATAAAAATGGTATCGGAGAGATAGAGCTTAATAGTCATCCATATAGCTCATGCGAGTCTGTATTAAAAAGAAAAGGTCACGAAAATTTAGACCAGTTTATTATCGTCTGCATGAAAGCCTGGGCAGTAAATAATAACCTATAAGGATAAAATTATGTTAACTATTGTTTATGGCGGTAATGATATCTCTAAAGAGCAGTCCAGATATGAGTACCGATCTAATACCTTAGACCTAAACGATTATGATCTTTTTATAGGGTACTATAAGCCTATTAATAGCCTATTTATTAACGTAGTAAATAATAATAGTACAGCTAACCTAGGTATTAAGTACTATTCAGAAGCTGGCTTCGAGTATGTGCAAGGTGGTAAAGATCTTACCTTCGGGCTATCTACTCCAGGCTTCATAAGCTGGAATAATAAGCAAGAAAACCAGGTTAAGACTGAGCTTTTTGGAGACAATCTATACTGGTATCAGATAAGTGCAGACGCTTCTTTTAACGTAGTTTTTAGAGGTATCTCTACTTTATTCTCAGACGATCATGATCTAGTAGCTGCTTATCCTACTATCCTTAACCACTTGCCAGAAGGACAGGAGTCTTTCGTACGATTTCACGAAGAAGCAGCTAGAGATATCGTAATAGATCTAAGACGCACTGGACTAGTGATTAATGGTAAACTATCTGAGCCAGCAGTAAGGAAGCAGTTAGATGCTTTCGATCTCCTGGATAAGGAAGAAGTAAGAGATGCTGCTAAGTACTTTACTCTTTCTAAGATCTTCTCATGGTTATCAGATTCTCCTGGGGATAAGTGGGAAAATTTAGCGGCTAAATATGAAGCAGAAGCAGCAGGATCATTAACTCCTCTTATCACGATCGATCAAAACGATGACGGAATAATCGATGACTACGAAGCAGCAGCGGACCAGCCTATTATCGTAGGTAGACTATGAGCGCTATTAGCGAGATCTTAGGACTCGTAACGGATAAAGTAGCTACGCTATTACCAGACTATAAAGCTATGCCCTTCGTATATGAGCTAGAGCTTAATGATCGTCTAGCTAGTAAGAATTATGGGGTTAGATTAGGCTCAGCTAGTACTATCGCAGGCACTAACCATGCGGCTACTTTCGACCATGCGGTAGAGATCGACCTGACTCAGAGATATGAGCCTAAGAAGTCTACAGGGGACTCGGACCTAAGAGCTAAGATATCCCTTATCTCTAGCGATATCGAGACTCTTTATAAGGAGTTCTACCGTAGACCAGGATCTCTAACTTCTGCGAGCCTTCTAGTTATAGCTCCAGTAGACTTATCGGAGCCTAAAATAGATAATGATAACAATCTAGTAACGATAACTTTAACTTTATCGGTTAAGTACAGAGTAGCTAATTTTTAAGGAGATACTATATGAACTTCGTAATCAAGGGTAAAAGCTCGATCTTCGTAAAAGAAGAAGTAACAGAGGGGACTTATGTAGCTCCTACTTCAGCAGCAGAAGCAGTAGAAGTCTTAGATGACTTTGCAGGCTTCGAGTTCACTAAAGAGAAAATCGAAAGAAAAGTACTAAAAGCTACTGTAGAGTCTGTAGCTCCTAGAGCTGGTATTCCTAGCGCTTCTGGGGCGCTTCCTACCGAATTTAAAGCAGCAGCAGTAGAAGGTGAGGCTCCTAGAGCAGATCTTCTCTATAAGTCACTTTTAGGCGGTAAGAGACAAGTATCTACAGTTATCGAGCTAATCGCTGGATCTACTACTACGGTCCTTAAGTTAGACGATGCAGATATTAATAAGATTAAGAAAGGTGACTCTTTACATATCAAGATCTCAGGCGCTCACTGTATTAGACCAGTAGCTTCTGTATCTAACGTACTAGGTAACGTAGAAGTTACTCTAGCTATCCCAGCTCCTTCTGCTCCAGCAGCAGGCGTAGAAATCGCTCCTCTTACTACTTACTACTATTCAGAAGATAATACTTCCCTTTCAGTAACTGCTGAGATGGGAGGCGAGATCTCCGAGCAGTTTGCAGGTGGTAAAGTAGAGTCTGCTGAGATCTCTAACTGGACTACTGGGCAGATTCCTCAGGTTAGCTTCTCACTTAAAGGTTTAAGCCTTAACAAGGTAGACTCTGTATCTGGTCTAGTGCCTGATTTCTCTGCTGAGCCTCAGCCTCCTGTAGCTCTAGAAGCTTGCGCTTATATCGATGGTATCGAGGTAGACTATGTAGAATTCGGTCTAACTATGGGTAATACTCTAGTAGACGTACTTAGCCCATGCTCTGCTCAAGGTAAAATCGGTAACAGAAATACTAATTTCTTAGTATCTGGTAAGATTAATCCTTATATGAAGACGGATGCAGTAGATCGCTTTACTAAATATAATGACGGTACTCCAGTTTCACTATTTATCCATATCTCTAATCCAGGCGCAGGAGCAGGAGAGATTAAAAACTCTTCAGCTATTTGGCTTCCTCAGGTAGCTCTTACAGCTATCGCTAACGGAGATCAGGACGGAGTATTAACGGATGATCTAGAATTCCAGGCTTACGTAAGCGCTGGGAACGATACTATGTTTATGAGCTTTATCTAATTATTACCGAGTGCGTTTAATTTAGTGTGTGTTACGTACGAAGTGGGGAGCCTGGCATAAGCTGGGCTTTCTTTTTTAAGCCTTACCTAGTACGATCTATCTATGAATTAATACAGGAGATAACACACTATGAAAGTACTTAGGACTAATGACATTATTACGTTAAAGCATAATGAGCTAGAGGTAGACTTCTCTCCTCTAAGATATGATCGATCTATTGAGATCGCTAATACGACTAGGGTAGAAGCAGGTAATAACATCGTAGACGTTACTAAGCAGACTTCTCTAATGATTAAGTACGCAGTTAAAGAGCTTAGAGGGCTTACTGACTACGATAATAACCCAGTACAGGTTAAAGCTATTAATGGCGAGCTATCGGATGATGACGTAAGTACAGCTATTAACGTCCTAGTTAAGACTCCTTTTCTAGCTCCTATTAGCTATATCTCTACGTCTGGTACTCCTAAACAGTATGAGGGAGTAGATATCATGGTTAATGGCAAGGCTATCGATCTGGGAAAGTAGATCCGAGTAGTCTACTAGATTACTTAATAAGCGAGATAACTTGGCAATCTACGCTAACCTGGTCCGATCAAGTAGAGATAGTAGCTACTCATTACGCTCTAAATAACGTAAATTTTAGTTGCTATCTATGTAAGCCTAAGTACCCAGAAGCTAGGCGCTTCAGTATGAAGGGATGCAGTAAGCCTATAGCTACTCCAGTAGCTAAGTATAAGGACAGATTACTATTTTATAAATGCCCTTCTAACTATTACTCTGGCTACGTAGCAGAGTTAGCTAACCATGCTAGGCATTTAGAGAATGGACTGTTACCATATAGCGGAGGGCTATTAGAGCAGCCAGCGAAGCTTATAGAGCTTCTTAATCTACTTAACTCCTTACGCTTAGAAGATGATATAGATCGTCTTAAAAAGCAGGCAGCAGAGGCGAAGAAACATGGCCGACAATCAAATAAAAATAGAAATTAGCGCAGGTACGGACGAATTAATTAAAGCGCTTAATAGCGCAGATAAGGCGGCAGTTAAGTTTAGTGCTAACGTAGTAGGAAGCTTCGCACCTATTAGGACAGAAGCTACTAAAACGGCTAATGCTGTATCTGGAGCTTTTAGCGATACTTTTAAAGATATCGTTAAAGGTAATCTAGTAGCTAACGTATTATCGGATGCTTTTAGAGGTGTATCGTCTTCTATTATCTCTGGCATAGCTGGGACTATTACAGCAGCTAATGAACAAGAAAACGCCCTAAACAGATTAGGGCAGGCGTTAAGAGCTACTGGATCCTATTCTAAGCAGGCTATAGAAGACTTTTCTAACTTCTCTAGTGAACTTCAAAAAAACTCTGTATATGGTGACGAGGTAGTACTGGCTCAGATAGCTATAGCTAAGTCTTTCGGTACTACTAATGAGCAGGCTAAAAATCTAGTACAGGCAGCAGCTAACCTAACGTCTACTTTCGGAGGATCTCTAGAAGAGAACGTAAGTAAACTAGCTAAGACTCTAGACGGTACGGCAGGTAAGCTTAATGAGCAGATCCCAGCTCTAAGAAGCCTTACAGCAGAGCAGTTAAAGACTGGGGCAGCTATTGACGTAGTTAACTCTAAATTCGCTGGAGCAGCAGCTAACGAACTTAATTCTTTCCAGGGAAAAACCGAGTCACTAAAAAATGCTATATCTGATCTTCAGGAGGAGCTAGGATCTCTAGTCACTGGATCTGATACAGTTAAAAACTCTATTGGTTTCGTATCTGGAATATTCCAAGGATTTACCCAGCTAATCGTATCTGCTAAAGAAGAGTCAGCTAGGAACAATGGTACTCTACAAGAAACTTCTGGAAGCATAGATAGATTATCAGAAAGATACGCTCTACTAACTACTCAGATCGAGATAGCTCAGAAGCAAGAAAAACAATTAAATGAAAGCCCCAACTTCTTTGAAAAGTTCATAGGATTAGGGGATGAGGCTACTAAGACTGTAAAGAATTTACAGGCAGAGCAGGCTAAATTATTTTCTCAGATTAGTAATGCTTCAGCAGCTAACGCAGCTATACCTTCAGCTCCTACTGGAGGAGGATCTACAGTCCAATCTGAAGCAGAGAAGGCAGCAGCAGCTAAATTAATCTCAGATAAGGAAGCAGTTAACCAGCAGATAGCCCAGCAGCAGCAGGACTTTAATATATATATGAGCCAGCTAGCTCTATCTAACGATAAGTTAACCCAGGACGAGAGAACACTAGAGTATGAAAATCTTCTAGCATACGAGCAAGCTAAGATAGATGCTGTACAGCAGGCAGAGTTAGCTAAGGCTCAATTAATAACAGACGCAGGATTAAAAAAATCTGCTATTGAAGCTGCTAATGATAAAGCAGACTATGATAGGCAGAAGGTAGCTAATAAAAACAAGATCGATCTAGAGAAAGATCTCACTAAGATGCAGAGGCAGGAGGCAGATACTCGCTTAGCTATAGCAAGTAACTTTATTAATGCTGGACTAGCTCTAACTAAAGAAGGATCAATAGCGCAGAAAGGTTTATCTATCGCCTCTGCTACGATCTCTACCTATACAGCAGCTACTCATGCTTTAGAAGATACTCGCCCAGCTTTCTTAGGTCCAGCAGTAGCGGCTTCTATCGTAGCAGCAGGTCTAGCTAACGTAGCTAAAATCGCTGGGGCTAAATTCGCTACAGGTGGTATAGTGTCTGGATACTCTACGAGTGGAGATAAAGTACCTGCTTTAGTAAATTCAGGCGAGATGATACTTAATAAAAACCAGCAGACTGAGCTTTTCGGTATAGCCAATGGTACTAGAAGCGCAGGTAACGGCTCAGATATAGGAGCTATTATAGCTGAGATACGTAATATCCCTATTATCGTACAGGCCAACGGTAGGGAGATAGCTCGTCTAATCAGAGATGAGCAGAAAAACGGCTTCGAGGTATTCGCATAATGGCTAATCAATATTTTTTATACGATAACTTAATTAAGTCTGCTACGCTTACTCCTTCTACTGTAAGCGCTCAGTACCCAGTAGCTAACCTGGTAGACGATCGTAGATCCAAGGTCTATCGATCTACTACTAACTCAGATAATATCGTAATAGACTTAGGCTCAGCTAAAGCTATCAACGCTTTCTCTATCGTTCATAATGGAACTTCTTTCGGAGTTACTACAGTTACTCTCCAGCTTAATTCTACTAACGTCTGGACTTCTCCAGCAGTCACTCAGGTTATTACTTTAGATACTACTCATGGTATCGGTTACTATATCTTTAACGATAACCAGACTTACCGCTACGCTCGTATCGTATTAACTAGCTCGTTAGGTTACTGCGAGGTTAGTAAGATATTCCTAGGACAGTACGCTTCTATAGGTGATCTTACTTTCGAGTACCCGATTAAGTATAAGCAAAATAATAACTCTACAGTTACTAAGAATAGATTAGGTCAACGCTTTATCGATCTAATTAATACTCAGAAAGAGATTAGCGGATCTATCTCTACTATGACTAAGGAAGAAGTAGCGCCATTATTATCTATGCTAGACTACTGCTCTTTTACCTTGCCTATCTGGATGATCTTTCCGCAGGGTAATATTACTACCGATAACGATAGAATTAATGGATACTACTACCTAAAAGATGATCCTACGCTAAGCTTCGTGGTAGGTAATTACTGGAATACAGAGCTAGCTTTTGAAGAAGGTAAGTAATGAGCTACGTAGACTTCGCTAAAAAGACAAGATCTAAGAAGATCGTATTAGCGCATTTAGAAGCTAGAGAAAAGCTTAAGTTATTTAGCGTTTATTCTGGATCTATCTACTCTAAGCCAGTTAACCACTTCGTAACAGAAGTTAAGGTAAACGGTACGTACTTAACAGAAGCTTCTTCTAATGCTCTAACTGCTGGGCAGTTTTACTACTCTCCTAATGAGGGAGTATTATACGTAAGGCTTTCCGATAACTCAGATCCTAAACTTAATAGCATCTACGTTACTTATAAATTTTTCTTTTCTAATATTCCAGTAGATCTGCCTCATAGTATTACTACTGGGGAGACTGTCCACTATGACTCTAGGATCAAGTCTATAGGTAATCTTAAGCTAGAGTTAGACTTCGAGCAGACTGGTATCGCACTAGAGACTAATAGCTCGATAGCTCTAGAGAATAATGATGGATACTTCGATAACCTATTCGATCCTCTTATCTGGGAGAATGGGACCGTACGCTTCTGGTCCTGGTCCGATGAGCTGCCTACTTCAGAAGCCAAGCTAATCTATAGAGGTATCGTATCGGATAAGACTTTTAGTCCTAGCCAAGTATCTTTCAATCTAAAAGATGAGCTTTCAAAATTACGTCAACCATTAACCTGGGGACGCTTCTCTAGTCTAGACGGAGAGCTTGATAACTCGGTTATTAATACTCCTAAAAGACTAATTTTTGGAAGAGTGGATAAACTTCGTACCGTAGGGATCGATAAGACTCTATACGGCTACCCTATTACTGGGACTATTACAGGCTCAGCAGATACTAACTTACTGACTGGTACTGTATCAGGTACTGCTACTACTAATACGATTAACGGACTAGGCACTACATTTACTACTCAGATCTCAGCAGGGCAGAAGATTAAGATCATTACTGCTCTAACCGAGTACTCTTATACTGTTAACACTGTAGTAAGTAATACTCAGCTAACTATATCTGGGACTATCTCAGTTACCTTCTCAGGATCTCAGGCCC